GGAATACAAACTCAGGTGCTATACAATTTAATTGTGAGTCTAACTCTCATGGTCAGATTGTAAAAGCACAACCACACTCAGCAGGTGTAACAAATGAATTACTATTACCTGCTGGATCTAATTCAACTTTAGTATCTTTAGTATCTACAGATACTTTAGAAAATAAAACTTTAACTACACCAGTTATTGCAGAAATAGATTCAGGATCTAGTATTACGTTAGACGCAACTGCAGATATAGTTTTAGATGCTGGTGGAGCAGATATTACATTAAAAGATGATGGCACAACTTTTGGTAGTTTAACAAATTCTAGTGGTGAATTAGTAATTAAATCAGGATCAACACCTACTACAGCTATGACATTTAGTGGGGCTAATGTAACTTTTGCAGGAACAGTAACTATTGGATCTGCAGGTATATCAGAGGCAGAACTAGAAATATTAGATGGTGCAACAGTTACAACAGACGAGTTAAATATATTAGATGGTGTAACATCCACAGCTAGTGAATTAAATATAATGGATGGTGATACATCAGCTGTTTCTACAACTTTAGCGGATGCTGACAGATTAGTCACAAATGACGCAGGCACTATGAAACAAGTAGCATTAACAGATGTTAAAACATATTTAACTAGTGCAGGATTTTCAACAGATGATCCTACAGCTTTAGCTATAGCATTAGGATAAAATAAATATTGATTTTTTTAAAAATAACGATATAATATATAAGTAAATAGGAGATAAATAATGGCAAATACTTTTAAAGTAGTAACTTTTGCAGCAGAACCAAATTCAGCTGGAACGCCATATACAGTGTATACAACACCAAGCAGTACAACTACAGTTGTAATTGGTTTAGTGTTAGCTAATATACATTCATCTGCAGTTACTGCAGAGGTAGAATTAGTTAGTGATACATCAGGAGGTGGCAGAGCAGCTACTAACGGAACATCATTTTTAGTTAAAGATGTTAATATTCCTGCAGGTAGTTCACTTGAAATTCTGTCGGGTGGTAAAGTTATACTAGAAACTACAGATGCAATTAGAATAGATTGTTCAGTTGCAGATAAAATTTCAGGAACACTGTCAATAATGGAGATAACGTAATATGCCGTATATTGGTCAAGAACCTAGTGCAAAAGCACTTACAGCATCAGATATAGCTGACGATTTAATTACGTCTGCTAAGTTAAACTATAGTGAAGCTACATTAACAGATCAAGCTACAGTTACTTGGGATGCTTCAACACAAGATGTATGTAAATTAACTTTAGGTGGTAATAGAACATTAGCTGCTCCTACTAATAGTACCACTGGTCAGTTTATATCAATACTTGTGATACAAGATGGAACAGGTTCAAGAACTCTATCATTTAATGCTGTATATGAATTTGCCTCAGATACAGCCCCAACATTAACAACAACAGCTAATCTAGGTGATGTATTTGTATTTAGATATAATGGATCTAAGTGGATTGAAGTTGGTAGAAATCAAGCATTAACATTATCATAGGAGAATTATGCACGCATTAGTAGAATCAGGATCTATCACAAAAATATTTACTAATCCTAAAGGATTTGTATTAAATAATACTCAATATCCTGCTGATATATTTAGTAAATGGACTAAAGCTGAAAAAGAAGCCATAGGTATTTATGAAGTAATTACAGATTCAACAAATAAAAAAGATGAAGAATATTTTATAAATACAAATGAAGAATATAATTATGCAGATAATCAAGTTACAAGATCATGGGGAACTGCTACACCAAAAAGATTAGAGGATGAAGATGCTAAAGATCAAGATGGTAATAATATTTTAGATGAAGATGGCAATCAAGTAATTAACTATGGTTTAAAAACTATAAAAAAAAGAATTATAAAACAGCAAGCATCAAGTTTATTAGCACCTACTGATTGGTATGTAGTAAAAGCAACAGAAGTTACAGAGTATAATGTTCCTGAAAATATTACAACTTACAGAGCAGATGTAAGAGCAAAATCAAATGAAATGGAATCTCAAATAGATGCTTGTACTAATGTTGATGAACTAAAAGCATTATACGAATATACAAGACAAGAAGATGGGACGATAACAAGACCACTAGCAGAATTTCCAGTATTGGAGAGTTAATGCCAATAAATAGTTTTTTATATCCAGCTAAAAATGTACCAGTAGTTTATGAAGTTGCTAACTCATTAAGGTTTAACAATGATAGTAGCGATAATTTAAGCAGAACTCCTAGTAGTGCAAGTAATAGAAGAACATTTACATTTTCAACATGGTTTAAACTTTCAGGAACAGATGGCTCATTTATTTCTGCTGGAACAGACATATCTAATGGTCCATTATTTATTATAGATATATTAAGTGGTGGTAATGAGGGAATACTAAGAATTGAAGATACAGTAAGTGGAGATAATGTAATTGCATTAAGGACAAATAGAAAATTAAGAGATCCTAGTGCATGGATGCACATAGTCGTTGCCATAGACACAACACAATCCACAGCAAGTGATAGAGTAAAATTATATATCAATGGAACACAGGAAACATCATTTTTAAGCAGTTATCAAACTTATCCAACTCAAAATTTAGAGTTAGCCATAAATAACACACATGAACATAGAATTGGAACAAGAGCCGCTAATACATCAGGTAAATTTTTTGATGGTTATATGTGTGAAACTGTGTTAATTGATGGCTCGCAACTAGATCCAACATCATTTGGAGAGTTTGATAGTGACAGTCCACGAATTTGGAAACCTAAAGATGTTTCAGGATTAACCTTTGGCACAAATGGATTTTATTTAGACTTTGAAAATGCAAGTAGTCTAGGTGCAGATGTATCAGGAAACTCTAATAATTTTACTGTAAATAATTTAACAAGTGTAGATCAGTCAAGTGACAGCTGCACAAATAATTTTTGCACATTTAATTCAATAGTAAATGCAGCTGGAAACAATTTAACTTTATCAGAGGGTAATTTAAAAGTTACCAGTGGAGATAATAATTGGAACTCAGCTATAGGAACTATTGCTGTAAATTCAGGCAAATGGTATTGGGAAGTTAAAATTATTAATGCAACATATAATTATAATCATGGTGTATTTTCTTTAGATACAGGAGATATAAATAATACAGATAATCCCATGAACCAAACAGGATATAGTGGTTTTTATAATTTTGATGGTGGAGAAACTAGAATTGATAATACAGTATCTACAAGTAATTTTGGTACATTTGCAGCTAACGATATTTTGGGTTTTTATCTTAATGCTGATGACAATCAATTTACTATTTATAAAAATGGTAGTTCTCATGTTTCTGCAACTAATTTAGGCACAGGAAGAACTGATTTAGTTCCTATTGCAGTTCATTATAATGGTGGAGTATCAGAGTATAACTTTGGAAGTCCTAGTTTTTCAATTTCATCTGGAAATAGTGATGCTAATGGTTATGGTAATTTTGAATATTCTCCTACAATAGGTGGAGTAAATTATTATGCACTTAACACAAAAAACCTAGCGGAGTTTGGATAATGTCATATACTAATGGTCTCGATAATCCTGAACTTTTCTTTCAATGTAAAATCTATACTGGAAATGGTAGCACAAATGCTATCACTTTTGATGGCGATGAAAATATGCAACCTGATTTTATTTGGATTAAAGATAGAGGAAGGAATGGTTATAATCATGTCTTAAATGATTCTGTAAGAGGTGTAACAAAATATGTTAGATCAAATATAACTAATGATGAGGACAATTATACAGATGCAATGACTTCATTTGATAGTAATGGGTTTACTTTAGGTGCAGATAGTCAAAATGGAGAACATAATGTTAATAGTCAAAGCTATGTAGCTTGGTGTTGGAAAAAATCGCCAACAGCAGGATTTGATATAGTTGCTTATACTGGAACTGGAAATAACGCTACTGCAAATATTTCTCACTCTTTATCAGCAGTTCCTGAATTTATGTGGATTAAATGTAGAACATCAAATAAAAATAATACTAATTATCATGTAAGTTTAGGAAATACTAAAAGTTTTTATATGGATGAAACTAATGCTGCATCAACATCTTATGATTATTGGGCAGACACAACTCCAACTTCAAGTGTCTTTACAGTAAAAGATGATGGTAGTTATGATGAAGTTAATGCGGCTAGTGATCAAACTTTTATAGCTTGGTTATGGTCTGGCAAACAAAGTTTTAGTAAGCTAGGTTCATACATAGGAAACGGAAATGATGATGGTGCATTTGTTTATACAGGATTCCGTCCAGCTTTTGTTATGACAAAAAGAACTGATGGCATAAGTCATTGGCTTATGAAGGATAATAAAAGAGATCCATTTAATGTTTCAGATACTTTATTAGTAGCAAATGATAGTGACTCAGAGAGTAATTGGGGAACTGGTAGAAAAATTGATTTTTTAAGTAATGGATTTAAAGCTAGAAGTACATCAACAGGATTAAATGTAAGTGGATCATCCTACATCTACATGGCTTTCGCAGAATCCCCCTTCGTAAATTCTAAGGGTATACCAACAAATGCAAGATAAAATTAATTAAGGAGAATAAATGCCCTATATAGGAAAACAACCAACAGTCGGAAACTTTCAAGTTTGTGATGCTATATCCGTAGTAAATGGACAAGCAGCATATACTATGCAAGTTAATTCGACAAATGTAACACCTGAAACAGCATTTCATATGCTGGTTAGTTTAAATGGTGTATTACAAAAACCAGGTAGTTCTTTTACTATCTCAGGTTCAACAATCACTTTTGCTAGTAACTTAGCAACAGGTGATGTTATAGATTTTATAATTTTATTAGGTGACGTATTAAATATAGGCACACCTTCAGATGATACTATAACAGCAGCTAAATTAAATAATACTATGATATCAGGGCTAACTGCATTAACTAGTGCGCCTGCAGATACTGACGAGTTTATAATTAGTGATGCTGGAACTTTAAAAAGAATAGATGCAAGTTTAGTTGGAGGTAAAGATTTTGAATTATTAGCAACAAATGAATTATCATCTGACGCAAGTAATGTTACTTTCGATGATTTATTTACATCAGATTTTAAAATATATAAATTTTTTATACATAGCTTAGAACCTAACACAGAAGCTGCTAGATTGAATATGCTTTATAGACAAGGTGGTTCAGATGTTACAGATGCACATTATCATTATCTAATTGGTGCAGATATTCTTTATGGTTCAGATAGTGGAAGTACAACAAACCAAGAAAAAGATGTTCATGGAAGTAAAATTGTTTTAACTTCAGAAATGAAAAAAACAGGTAATTATACAAACTCTGTTGAATTAACATTATTTAATCCTTTAGGCACTGATAGGTACAAAGCATGTATATGGCATAATCAAAATTTTGGAAGTGTTTTAACAGATTTATCAAGAAATTATATAGGTGCAGCTATTTATGATAATAATACAACTGCTTTGTCTGGTATTAAATTTCTTATGGATAGTGGGGATATAGATAGCGGTGCTGTTTTTAAAATGTATGGACTTAAATAAATGTCAATCAATGTGTGCAACAACAACTCCCTATCGGCAATCACTAGTATACCCGCAAGTATCACTGGGGGTGCTTTAAATTTAATATCTACACAAACTGCATCAAGTTCATCTACAATATCTTTTACTTCAGGAATAGACTCTACTTACAAAGAATATATTTTTAAGTTTTATGACATACACCCAGCAACAGATGGTGCAGAATTTCAGTTTAATGGTTCTGATGACGATAGTAGCCACAGTTATGATGTAACTAAAACTACAACTTTTTTTCAATCGCAACATGATGAGGGAGGTAGTTATACAAATTTAGGTTATTTAACTGGAAATGATTTAGCACAAGGAACTGGTTTTCAAGATTTAGGAAGAAATATTGGTAATGACAACGACCAATCTTGTGTTGGTTTTTTACATTTATTTGATCCGAGTAGCATAACTTTTGTAAAACATTTTATTGCTCGTTTTAACAATGCACAAGATATAAGTTCAACTCATTATTCTGCTGAAACATATATAGGTGGATATTTTAATACAACAGCAGATATAACAGCTATACAATTTAAATTTTCATCAGGAAATATAGACTCAGGAACAATAAAATTATATGGCGTTAGTTAAATATAATAATAATAGTATAAGTAACGTTACAGCATTAGCTAGTTTACCTAGTGGTGCTATGACACATATTAAAACTTTAACTGCAAGTTCTAGTTCTACATTGTCATTTGTACATGGTAGTAGTGATGTAGTTTTAGATTCTACATATCCTATTTATTTATTTAAATTTATTAATATTCATCCAGCATCTGATGAAGCAACTTTTCAATTTAACTTTAGTGCAGATACTGGCTCTAATTACAATGTAACAAAAACAACCACTGCTTTTGAAGCAAGGCATGAAGAAGATGATGATCCAGCAGCTTTAGGATATGATACTGGACAAGATTTAGCACAATCTACATCTTTTAAAAATATATATGCATTTTTAGGAGCAGATGCTGATCAATCTTGTAGTGGAGAAATATTTTTATTTAATCCAAGTTCTACAACTTTTGTTAAACATTTTTTAATTAGAAATTCGGGTATTCAAGGAAATGATAGAGCAAGAGATAATCATTATGCTGGATATGCAAATACTACTTCAGCTATAGATGCAGTACAATTTAAAATGGCTTCAGGAAACATAGACGCTGGTACAATAAAACTCTACGGGATAAAGGATAGTTGATGAGCATAGTTACATTAAATAATAGAGCACTTAGATCAGCAACAGCTGTAGGCACTACGACAGCATTAGGTGCTATGACTTTTATTAAAAAATTAACAGCTTCTAGTTCCGCAACCTTATCTTTTGTTGATGGTTCTAGTTCTGTTGTTTTAGATAATACTTATAAAGAATATTTATTTACTTTTAAAGATATACATCCAGCATCTGATGGTGTTAAATTTAAATTTAATTTTTCAATAGATAGTGGGTCAAATTACAACGTAACTAAAACAGCAACTAATTTTTATGCTGGTCATACAGAAGCTGATGCAACTGGTGGACCATCATTTGACAGTGGTTTAGCACAATCTACATCTGATGCTTTTGCAACTGTGGGAACTATTGGATCAGGTAATGATGAAAGTTGTAGTGGTTTTTTACATTTATTTAATCCATCATCTACTACATTTGTTAAACATTTCATAAGTAGTGTAACAATTTATGGATCAAATCCACAATCACAAGTAACTCATGGTGCTGGATATTGTAATACTACAAGTGCTGTAGATGCAGTAAGGTTTAATATGGAAAGCGGCAACATAGATGCTGGAGATATTTGTTTATACGGAATTAATTAATAATAATAAGGAGAAACAATGCCAAGATATCATAATATAAATGGCGAGAGAGTACAGTTTACAGCTGAAGAAGAAGCTGCTAGAGATGCCGAAGAGGCTGCCTGGGAAGCTGGTGCTTTAGGAAGAGCACAAGCTAATCTTAGATCTAGAAGAAATCAACTATTAGCTGAGACTGACTTCTATGCTTTATCTGATGTTACTATGTCGGATGACATGAAAACATACAGACAAGAATTAAGAGATTTACCTGAAGGTAAAGACACTGTTGAAAAATGTAATAACGCTACATTTCCAACTAAACCATAATTATAATGGCTCGTGTTAATTTTAAAAATTTTACACCACGACCAAAACCTAAAAAAAGACCAAGAAGACATAAAAAAAATTTAAATAAAGCAGAAAAAAGAATGACAAAAAAATATAGAAGACAGGGGAGATAATGGCAACACCTGATGAAACTAAATTACAAAAAGGTGCATTAGCACCTGCACAACAAGAACAAACTGGCAGTCAAAAAGCTGTTAGTTTAATTGAAAGTTTAGCTGCTGGAAAACCTAGTTTACCAACGGGATCAACTATATCACCAGTATTACAAAATGTAAAAGCTGCTGAATTAATGCCCACTAGTGCTGGTGTTACTGCACAAACAACACCTACAGGTTTAGCAGCAAATATACCTCAAACAGCAGCAGCACCTACTATAGCTGCACCTACCACAGGATTAGCAGGAACACAGGTAACAGCACCGACAGCTGCAAGTGCTGCACAGATGACAGCACAACAAGTGTTATCACAAGTTCCTACAATGACAGCAGCAACAGGCACGTTAACACAACCTATGCAAGCTGCTCAAGGTACTGTAACAACTGATGCAACAGTTAAAGGTCAATTAGAGAGTTTACAAAATGAGGTATCAACTGCATTAGCATCAGGAAATCCTTTACCTGTATGGGCTAGAGGTGCTGCAAAAGCTACTGAAGCTGCAATGGCTAATAGAGGTTTAAGTGCTAGTTCAATGGCAGCTGAAGCGTTAGCTGAAGGTATAATGCAATCAGCTATACCTATTGCTGCACAAGATGCTGCAACATATAAGCAGATGATATTCCAAAATCTGTCTAATAATCAACAAGCAGCAATTACAAATGCACAGTCATATCTTAGAATGGATTTGGCTAATTTATCTAATAAACAGCAAGCTAATTTACAAAATATAACCACAAGACAATCTTTTATATTATCAGATCAGGCAGCATCAAATGTTGCAGCACAATTTAATGCTACAAGTCAAAATCAAGTAAATCAATTTTATGATAAATTAAGCACAACAATTTCTGACCAAAATGCTGCTAGAATAGATGCTATGAATAAGTTTGCAGAAGCAGAAAGAAATAAAATTAATGCAGTTAATGCACAAAATACAGTTGCAGTAAATGAAGCAAATGCTAAAAGAGAAGCAAGTTTAAATCAATTTAATGCAACATTAGAAAATCAAAGACAACAATTTAACGTTAATAATCAAAAAGAAATAGATCAATCAAATGTTGTTTGGAGAAGAGCAATTAATACAGCTAATACAGCTTCAACAAATGCTGCTAATCAAACTAACGCACAAAATTTGTTAAATCTTTCTAATTGGGCATTGTCGTCACTATGGCAACAATGGAGAGATGAGGCATCTTGGATTAATACATCTTCAACAAATGAGGCAAATAGAAATCACAATTTAGCTATGGCAGCATTAGAAAGATCTACAGCTTTTGAATTACAAGATCAAGCATCAAAAGATGCATTGTATCAATTAATTGGTAAATTTGGTTTTAGTTTATTATAGGAGTAATTATGGCAATTAGAGATGTACTTAGTAGTGCTACAAGAGGAGCAATATCTTGGGTGGGAGATAAATTAGGAGTTCCATCAGGTGTAACAGAAAAAGTAGCTGATTTAGGTGGTAAATTATTTGAAAAAAGTAACACACTAAAAGATTATGGTGATTTTGATATAATAGATACTTCAGTTCAACCCCAAAGTTTTGGTGGTAGAATGGGATTTGTTACACCAAGAATGTCTTATGGATCAAGCAGAGGTGCAGGTTCAGGAATGATGAATCTTAAAACCCAAAATGCTGCTACATTAAATGCTGAATGGGATTATAGATTGAATCAGTATTTTTATAAAAGAAGAATTATAAAACAAAGTTTAAAAGCATAAGGAGAATAAATGAATAGATTAGGAGAGGGTGCAGGAGATCCATTTGATACACCTATACCAGGTCAAAGTTTAACAGATACACCAGGAAACTATCCATGGGAACATCCACCTAAATTTACTAACACTAGTGAAGCTGCCGAGCATCTTTGGGAAAGAATGACTCAACCTGAATTTGCTGAACAAATAATAGCTATGCTAGATGCTGGTGTTCCAGTAGAGGCAATAGGTAGGGTTATTTTATTAGGTGGATTTGTAAAAGGAACATTTAATCCTGATGTAGCTTTTATAATTGCAGAACCATTAATGAAAATGATTACAACTATAGGTATGGTAGCAGAAGTTCCAAATCTTAATATTTCTATGGATGATATTGGTAACAAAAATGAAATAAGATCAGCAGTTCAAGTAAAAGCAACTGTTGAAAAAATTGGTAAAGAAATTAAAGAAGAAATTAAACAAAAAGGTATAATGGCTAAACCAAATAAAGAGGAGTCTAAATAATGGCTATAGATTTCGGTAGATTTGCAAGAGGTGTTGCTACTGGTTATTTAACAGAAAAGATAAGAGACACTAGAGCAAAAGATCAAGCAATAATGAATGATATATTAACTGCTAAAAATCAATACTTTAATGTTGATAAACCACAATTTTTAAAAGAATTAAAAGAACAAGATAGTAATTTTAATTTAGCTAAAAATGCATTTAATGAACCTATAGCTAATGCATTAGCTGTAAAAGGTCTTTTAACAAATAAATCTCTTACAACAACTGTATTAAATAATTTAAAAGATAACCCTGCAGCACAAAAAGCAATATTAGCTGATGTAGAGGGAACTTATGATCAAGTAAAAACTGATGCAATTGAAGAATTTAATACTAAAAATCAAGGTTTAAAAGAATATTTTTCAAAAATACCAGGTGGTTTAGCAACTAATTTATTAGAGGTACAATTACCTGATGCAGGTAAAGATATTGCTGAAACTGGTATAAATACAGGGGCAGTTATGGACACTCCAGCAGCTGAACCTGCAAGTGGATTTATGATGGGTGCAAGTAATGTTTATAATATAAATAAACATGGCACTGAAAGAAGAGAATTTGATACTGATTTTAAAGGAACATTTTCAAATAGAATGACTGGTGCTCCTGAAATAAATGTTGGGACAGATGATCCTAGATATGAATTGCAACAATTTTTAAAAGAGGGATTTGAAGAGGCAAGGGACAACGGTTATAAACAGGGAATATATCAATATATGACAGATAAATATATAGATACACAATTCAAAAAACAAGGTATAACAGGATATCCTACTGGATTTGATACACAACCTGAAATAAAAACTAAAGAATCTGATGTAAAAGGGGCAGTGCCTGGTGATGGTGTTAAGTTTGATACTAGCCAAATAGGTGTAAAAGAAGATGCTAACATTAATATAAAAAGTAAAGTTCCTTTAGAAGGTGGTGGTGTAAGTTCACCATCTATAGTTATTAATGATTTAAGAGAAATTATAGCTCAAATAAGTAATAGCACAACATTATCAGATGATGAAAAAAGTAAAAGAATAGATGTAGCAAGAGAAAGAGCTAAACAACAAATTGAAAAAATGGGTATAGACTCTAGTAAATTTAATTTTTAATTATGTCTGATAATCTTTTTATTGACCTTTTACCTGAAGAAGAAAGAGGTCCAGGAAAAAATATTAACAACAATATGTTTAATGATTTACTTCCTGAAAATGATAAAAATAAAATTATAAAAAATGAATTTAAAATTTCTAATGAACCTGATAAAAAATTTTTATTAAAAGACATAACTTCTAACGATAATATTTTTAGTGATCTTTTACCTGAAAATGAAAAAGTAATTAATAATACAAAATTATTTTCTGATCCTGATACAGAATTTGGTATAAGTGATGCATTTATATTAGGATTAACTGATACTGTTCGTGGAGTAACTCAATTTGCTGGTGGTGAAAAAGTGTTTTTTATGGATGAGGATTTAAAAACACAGCAAGCTAGATTAAATAAAGCACTACAAGGTGATGGTGGTGGATTGATAGCCGCAGCATATTTTGGTGGTGCAATACTAGATCCTGTTACTTGGTTAATACCTGTATTAAGAGGTAGAAGTTTATATAAAATGGCTATGGCTGGAGGTGTTTCAGGAGGTTTAGCTGGAGCATTAGGTTATGTAGATGAAAATGGATTATTTAAAACAAGAGCACAGCAAGCTGGTGCAGGTATCATAGGTGGTGCTATATTATCTCCAGCAATAGGTAAAACACTTGATGCTTTAAAAGTTAGAAAAATTAACAAACTTTTAGAGGATCAAAAATTTAGTGATGAAGATATAATAAAGCTACCTGATAATTTAAAAAGAACCATAGACTTACCTGGTGAAGAAGATATTTTTAAAGGAACTGCAAAACAATTAGCAAAAAGTAGAAAAAAAAGTAAAATAGAAGGTAGAGGAAAAGCACAAGCTATTGTTAGAGAAAAAATTAAATTAAAAAAAATTGATAGTTTAGATGGTAGACCTGGAAAAGATTCTAATAGAAATTTTATATTAAGGGGACCTAGAGAATTTTTTAAAACTATTATAGGTAACTACGTTACACCAGTAACAACACCTATATCAAAAGGTTTAAAAACATTAACACAACCTATAGCTGAAGGTGTAGATAAATCAAAAGCATTTTATACAAAAAAAGCAAAAGGTGTATATGATGATTATTTTTCTAGAGGACCTCAAGCTGGTGAATTTGGGACTGGTGCGGCAGGAGCATTATATGGATTTGCACTACCTACAGATGAAAAAATATTTGGAGTAAATGTTCCTGAAAGTGAAGGTGGTATTTTAGAAAGATTTTCTAGGGCAGGTCTTGGGTTTATGATGGGTTTTGGCGGTGCAAAAATTGCTAAAAAAGTACAAGTTCCTGATATTATTAAACAAAGAAGAGCTAAAGCACTTGGCATGGATGTAGAAGAAGATTTAAGTGTAGCAAGCTATTTAGCTAAAAATTTTGTAGATGGATTTAAAGTTCCAAAAAAATTAAAAGAGTTAGAAACAGAAGATTTAGAAGGTCTAAAAAATAAAATAGAATTAAGTTTTTTTAGAATATATCAAGAAGCAAATCAATTAAGCACTAAAGAAAGACAAGTACTATATAACTTATTAGAAGGAGATATAAAATATAATGTTGTGCCAAAAGATTTAGCTAATATTGCTAAAAAAGCTAGAAAACAAATTACTAAAATAACGAATATGTATATTCAAGCAGGTTTGATAACAGAAGAAACTGCTTTAAGAAATATAGAAAGATACATAAAAAGATCTTATGGTGGTAAAGAACTCTCTAAAATAGGTTCTGAATTAAGAGCTAGAGGTGTTTTAGAAACTATAACACCTAATGAATGGATTAATCAATACAGCAAAACTAAGGCATTTAAATTTGATGATGCTGGTAAATTAATTCCTTTAAAGGGTCACAAAGGTTGGGAATTATTTGGTCAAGTTCAAAAGAAAAAATTTGAAGATCCTATTACAGCAACACCTGATGTAGTTAAAGATTTAATAAAAACTGGTAGAGGAGATGAACCTATACTAACTGCTAGGTGGGAATATACAAAACAAGAACGTCTTGGTATGTCTGAGATAGAAGATGGTGCATTTGCTATTATGGAAACTGGCAGATTAATGTCACAAACTTTACCAAGATACAAATTTTATGCCGATGTAGCTGCACAAACTTTTACGAAAACTGCACCATCAGCTGATGAAATAGCTAAACTTGATTTAGTAGAAGTTCCTAAAACTAAAAGAACAGGTACTATACAATTTACTTATGGTGATTTAGCAGGTAAATATATACCAAGAGAAGTTTACGAAAACATATTTCAAATTAATAAAATTACAGAAGGTCCAACCTTACCTGCATTTAAATTATACAGAGATTTAAATCAAGTTTGGAAAGCTAGTAAAACTGCATGGAATCCTACAGTTCATGTAAATAATATGATTAGTAATTTAGTTTTATTAGATTTAGTTGATGGTAGTGCTAGTTTATTACCAGCTGCAGTAAAAGCATTTAATAATCAAAGCAAAGGTAAATCAGTTAAAATATTAGAAGAGGCAAGTAATCTTGGAGTATTTTCTAGTAACTATGTTAAACAAGAACTAAAAGGTGGTATACTAGATACTGATAAAATTAAACCTGCACATTATACTTATGATCCAAGTAAAGATACCATAACAAATGCTGTTGGTATGTCAAGTTTTATTTATAAAGACTTGATTAAAAAAAATAAATTTGGATTACAAAAATTATCTGATTATTATGCACTAGAAGATTCTATATTTAGATTAGCTTTATATATGGATAGAAGGAAAAAAGGATATAGTAAAGTGCAAGCTGCTCAAGATGCAAGAAAAGGTTTTATAGATTATAATATTCAAGCACCAGGTATAAATGCATTAAGAGCATTACCTACTCCTTTTTTAGCTTATACATACAGAGTTATACCTATACTTGCAGAAACAGCTGTAGTTAGACCTTGGAAATTTGCTAAATATGCAGCATTAGGTTATATGTTTAATAATGCAGGTGAACTATTAGGTGAAGGTTCTCCTAAAGCAGAACGTGCATTAATGACAGAGGAAGAAAAAGGGAGAATAGGTGGACTTCCTTTTCTACCTTTTAAAAATATAAAGTTACCAGTAGATTTTAATATTGATGAAGATAAATCAACATATATTAATTTAACTAGATTTGTTCCAGGTGGTGATATATTTGATTTAAATTCAGGAACAATACCTCTATTACCACAACCATTACAAGCTAACTTTGGTCTATTTGGAGAGGTTATGGCTCCTATGTTAGGCTTTGATTTATTTAGAGGTGATGTTATAAAAGGTCAAAACATATCTGAGTTTGAAGATTTTTCTAGTAGAGCAAAATTTGTCGCAAAAAGATTAATACCTAATTTTCCTTTTGTTCCAGGATCTTACTCTACAGAAAGAATTGAAAGAGCAAGAAAAGATAAAACACCTTTAAGTAGAGGTGAAAGTGAAATTTTAGCATTTGCAAATACCATTGGTTTTAAAATAACTCAACCTACAATTAGTAGATTAAAAACTATAAAAACTCTTGAGTTTAGAAGAAAAATTAAAGGACTACAAGAAAAATTAAGAATTACTTACGGCAAATATGATAGAGGGCAGATATCTTTAGAAAAAAGAAATGATCAAATTTCTGAAATAGATAAACAATATGTAAAAATAAGAGATAAATTTGCTAAAGATACAAATGTTCCAATAGATTTTCAAAAAGCTGTGCCTTTAAGTGAATTTCCATCTACAATATTAGAGGCAGTTACAGGTGGAATTAAAGAACAAACAAAAAAACTATTTGATAAAGAGTAATGGCAAAACAACCAAAAACAACTAGCGAACACCTTATATCCTTATATGGGTATATAACAGGATTAAAAAGAGAAGTATCTCAAATAAAAAATAATCATCTTAAACACTTACATGATGATGTGGATAAGTTGCATGGAAAAGTAGATACTCTACTTTATGCAATATTGGGTGGGCTAGGGGCAACAATATTAACATTAATAGGACTATTTGGCTAATGGACAAAAGAGAAAAAACGGATATAATAGTAATACATTGCACACAAACTTCAGCAGATATGGATGTTGATGTAGACAAAGTTACAAAATGGCATAAGGATAGAGGTTTTGATACAATCGGATACCACTATTTAATTAAACGAGACGGTACACTACAAGTAGGTAGAGATGAAGATGTTGTAGGTGCACATGCTGTCGCAGTTAATGGCACATCAATAGGTGTAGCACTAGCAGGTGGTGGCACTCCAAATATGGGTTGGGAAAATAATTTTACGCCTATACAATTTGAAACATTAAAAAGTATTATATTAAAATTAAAAGATAAATATAATATAGAAAAAATTATAGGTCACTATCAGGTTGATGAGAAAAAAGAATGTCCATCATTTGATGTACCAGGATGGTTAGAAAAAAATGGCTTGGTTTAGTTTAGCTAAGATTGCGATCAATGCTGGAACGCACATCTATAAAAAACGTAAAGAAACACAAATGCTAATGGCAGATGCACAAAATATGCATGCTGCTAAGATGGCTCGTGGAGAGAGTGAGTATCAGGGTAAACTTTTAGAGGCTCGTCAATCAGACTGGAAAGATGAATTTGTATTAGTAATTTTAACAATTCCAATATTGGTGCTTGCATGGGCAGTTATAAGCGATGACCCTGAAGCAATGAGGAAGGTAGAATTATTTTTTGAATATTTTTCTACATTACCAAGTTGGTTTACCAATCTTTGGATACTTGTTGTAGCAAGCATTTTTGGTATAAAGGGTACACAGATATTTCGTAACGGAAAAAAATAGATGTCCGATAACAGTTTTGAACTGATAAACGAATACAAAGAACAGGTTCGTATTTTAAAACAAGAGGTGGCTGAGTTACAAGATGCAGGTAAATCTAAAGATGCAGCTAATAAAAGATGTTTACAAAAACTAGAGCATGCTAATAAAGACTTAGAGGATGCTCAAGAAAAAATAAAAAAGTTGGAGGAAAAGAATGATAAAGAAAATATTAGAAAAGATAAAAAATCTTTGGGATAGATTTGTTGCTTGGCTTTTTAGTTGGCAATAATGAAATTATCATTGGTGCTTATTATATGTTCCGCAGTAAATACTACTTGTCTTCCGCCAATGGATACTGGTTTAAATTATAATACTTGGTATGATTGTATGATTGGGGGTTCAGAGCAATCTATAGATTTTTTAAAATCATCTGATAAAAATCAAACTAATGAAAATAAACTATTTATAAAATTTTCTTGTATAGAAAATATAGAAGAAATTATATGAGTTTATGGTTAAAAAAGATAATAGTAAAAGTAAGAATGAGTTATGCTGATCTTAGAGGACATCACGGTAAAAAATGGAACTATGAACCTGGAGATTGGTATATGGGAAGAAATAAAAGAAAATGAGTAAGAAACCTTTAAATATATCTGAGGAAGCTGCTGTGCAAATGCCAATGAAAACAGTTGCTAGTTTAATAACATTAGTTGCAATAGGCACTTGGGCTTTTTTTGGAGTGCAAGAAACTTTAAATCAACACTCTACTAAAATAGAATTAATGCAAAAAGATTTAGAACATAATACAGAATTTAGAATTAAATATCCTAGAGGTGAATTAGGACAATCAAGTGGAGAGGCTGAGTTATTTATGCTAGTAGAGCATATGGCAGGATTAATTGAGTCTATGGATGAAGAATTAAAGAATATGAGAAACAATAAAATTAATATTGATTTCTTAAAAGAACAAGTATCAAAGCTACAATCTGACGTAGAAAAATTAATTAGAAATGGAAATGGAGCACACTGATGATAGAGTTAGTTTTTGCATTATTACTTATACAAGACCACAAAATTATAGAACATCGTTACCACGAGTCGTTATCAAAATGCCTTAAAGCAAAACGTTATGCTATGAAAGACAAAAGTACAAAAGATAGAGTTGTATATAAGTGTATTCAATCTAAGGCTAATGTAGAAGTATACATGGGCGAGAAAAAAATATTATCTTTAATAATGGATTAAATGAAAAGAGTTTTTAGAAATTTATCTTATTTAAATAATTTTGCAAAAATGTTAAGAGATGCAAGATTTAGGCAACATAGATTAAATAGTAAAAAAATATACAATAGAAAAAAATATAATATAAAAAATATTAAGGATTAAATATGTATTTAAATGCTAATATACCAGTTATAGAATGTTATGTCCGAGGTAATTATCTAAGAGATCAAAAAGATTCTCATGATAAATACTTTGAGTGTGTAGTGTTTGGATTTACTTCTATACCTAAACAAGTACCTTTATTTCATTATATGATGACAGATGGTGGTATATGGTGGAGAGCACCCATATCTGCATTTTGTAAAAAACCAGGTGTAAAAGAACTACCATTAAACGAATTAATGTTATGGGATTCATTTAGTTATAATGTTAGTGTAACTAGATTTTATCAATTACAAGGTTGTAAAATGTTATACACTTCTAGAAGAAGAAAAGAAAGAGAAGGTACTTATTTATTTACAATTGATTGGTGTGCTGGTGACTATAACGAATTAGATTTTGGATATGCAGAAAAACCTGACCAACATAAATGTGGTCATGTTATAGAATTAGATGACGGTAACTATGCAATTCAACCCAACAATAGACTAAGGATTTTTGATCCTTCTATGGCTGCTGACCCTAGCAAACCTCTTATCCATAGATTAGTTAATACTAGAATATGGTCTGTCGAAGATACTTCTAAATGGATTACTGATGAAGATCAAGAAGGAAGTTATGACTATGAATATAAGGAGATGAAAGATGGCAAAAAAGAAAAGCACAGTAAATAAAGCAGGTAACTATACAAAACCTGGTATGAGAAAACGAATGTTTAATCAAATCATGGCTAGTTCAAAGGGCGGAAAGCCTGGACAATGGTCAGCAAGAAAAGCGCAAATGCTGGCTAAAAAATATAAGGCAGCAGGTGGTGGATATAAGTAATGTTACATTTTATTAAAAAAATTTTAGGCATAAATAATTTAGAATATAAAATTAGATTACTTGAAAGAAAAAACTATTGGAGAGAAAAGTATAAACATGGTTAAGAAAATTAAAAAAGTAGCTAAAGCACTAAAAAAAGCATCTGCTTTACATAAGAAGCAGAGTAAAGTTATTGAAAAACATATTAAAGAAATGAAATCTTATGGCAAAAAAAAGAGATCCTAAAGTAGGTACGGGTAAAAAACCCAAGGGATCAGGTAGGAGACTTTATACAGATGAGAATCCTAAAGATACTGTTGGAATTAAGTTTGCAACTCCTGCTGATGCTCGTAAGACTGTTGCAAAAGTTAAGAAGATATCTAAACCATTTGCAAGAAAAATACAAATATTAACCGTAGGCGAACAACGTGCAAAAGTTATGGGTAAATCGCAGGTAGCATCTATATTTAAAAAAGGTAAAGAAGCTATAAGAAAAGGGAGAAAAACATAATGGCACTTGCAAAAAGTCAAAGGAGTTTAAAAGCATGGGGAAAGCAAAAATGGAGAACGAAGTCTGGAAAGAAGTCTTCGGAGACTGGGGAACGATATTTGCCCGAGAAGGCGATCAAAGCCTTATCATCTGCGGAGTATGCGGCAACGACAAAAGCAAAACGCCAAGGAACAAAGAAGGGAAAACAGTTTGTGAAACAACCGAAAGGGATTGCAAAAAAAACAGCTAAATACAGGAGGTACAGCTAATGCCAGGACATTACGGTAAAATGATGAAAAAGAAAAATGGTAGCAAAAAAGTTACTGGGAAAAGAAAAAAACTAGACATGGATAAAGACGGTAAACTTACTAAAAAAGACTTTGCTATGTTAAGAAATAAAAAGAAAAAGAAAGCATAATGAGAAAAGGACTATACGCTAACATACATGCTAAAAGAAAACGTGGCGGTAAGATGAGAAAGAAAGGTGCTAAAGGTGCACCTACTGCCGCCCAGTTTAAAAGAGCAGCAATGACAGTTAAGAAAAAATAATGGTAGCAAAGAAATATCAAAACCCCTCGGGTGGATTAAATGAAGCAGGTCGTAGATACTTTAAAAGAACGACAGGTGCTAATTTAAAAAGACCTAGTAAGAAAGTTGGTAATAAAAGACGTGCTAGTTTCTGTGCTCGTATGAAGGGGATGAAGAAAAAATTAACATCTGCTAAAACTGCTAATGATCCAAATTCAAGAATTAATAAAGCACTTAGGGCTTGGAATTGTTAGTTTATTACTTATACATTCAACCATGGATGAGTTTAAAGACCACAGAAATTTTTTAAAGAAAATAAGAGAAGTAAAATCTACTTATGATCCTAATTCTTTTGAGGCTAATCTTAATGATGATTTTATTTTAACAGTAGCTACAGCTGAAACAGGTAATTTTAAATACGAAAACGCAGATACAGCTAAAAAAGCTAATAATTTTTTTGGCATACAAGCTACAGGTGATGAAAAATATATATTATCATCAGACCCTGATAAAAAAGCAAAAGTAAAAGTATATAATACTCCTGAAGAAAGTATTGAAGATTTTTTAGAATTAATGAAAACTGGTTCTAATTTTGAAGGAGTTAGAGAATCTATTGCTATGGGTGAAGATACTATCAATTATTTTGATGGATTATCTAAGTATGCTGAAAAAGAAGATTATGCAGAATTTTTAAAAGATGTGTATATAACAAGGATTGCTAAATTAATGAATCCACAAGATGATACTGGTAGATTAATATTACCAGTTAAAAAATCTTTAAATGAACAGATGAACAATCTAAAATAAAAAGGGGAGCCATAAAGACTCCCCTCGCAGGCAACAACAAGACACTTAGAGTTTTACTCTAGGTGTCTTTTTTTTTGGTCAACCAAAACTTTAAATTTTTTGTATAATCTGTTTAATATCATCTTGTAATTTTTTACCAACAGAATTAGCATGGTTAATAATCGCAGCACATAGGTTAGCTTGGTACGGAAAACCTTTTAATGCATCTCTTATTTTACCTACAGGTTTACCCCCATAGTCAATAACAATAGCATTATTTTTATTTAAACCTATTTTTAATTCAAATAGTATACCAGTGTATTTATCTAAATTATTTTTTTCCGTCATGCTTTCCCCCATCTAAATTTACAGGTATAAGTGTAGATAGAGAGTTCATCAGTTTAACAACTTCACCATATGGTCTTGTCATTAGGTATCTCATAATATCCATAAGTTTTTCTGAATCTATGTGATACATTCTTGGGTTAGTTTTTGGTATTTCTTTCTTTTCAGACATCTATCCTCCTATTAAAATGGTATGTCATCTTCGTTAGGATATAAGTCATCAAGAACTTTTATTTTATCTCTTGCACAAGTTATCTTCTCTAACTGTTTATCTATTTCTTCAACAAATTGTGGATGTTCACCTATACCCGCAGGTTTATCAAAGTAAACTTGTATAGTAGCTTTTGCCACATCTATTTCTGCTTCATATTTTTTCTTTAACGCACTTACAAATACATCTTTCATTATATTCCTCCTTTAAATTGATAGTATTTATTTTCTACTAATTCCTCATCATCAAAATAAGGATTAGTTTTTGCTGCTATAGATTGTCTAGCATCTCGTATAGTTTGATTTAGTGTTCTACCTTGACGCAGACAGCCTGCTACAAAATCTTCTACTTCTATTATAGCTTGTTTAACTTGCCCCATTGCTAACCTCCTTAATTAATCTACTTAAATACCAATTAGCTTTTTGTAAGTCCTCTATTGGCTCACCTTTAAATTTATATCTAGCTACATATTTTATTATATTACCTTTTAAGTATCCATGAAACTCATCTCCCGTCATACAATCTTGTATAACATCAATTGTTTCTTTTTTGCCATGTAGATAATGTTTTGGTGCGTGCACATTATCAAACTTAAATTCATTTTCATAAGACATGTCAGCACTATGATCTATTTTTTTAATATAAGTACGCTTATCTCTTGCCATATTCCCTCCTTATAGTTTTAATGTCAATCAATTCCATATTATAATTACCATCTTTAACTTCTCTTTTAATTATTAAACCACTCCACCACATATGCTGAGTATCTCTAGCAAAATGTTCTACATGATTTAAATAACATCCAGCAGATAATGCATGTAATTTTTTACCACCAGGTAAAGTAGAAACAGCATAATCTAATAAATGACTATGCCCTACTGTAGCAGAAACTTTATGTTTTGTCAATATAGTTCTTGCTATATTTTCACCTGATATTGCACTACCTAATATACCTGAAGGTAAATGATGGGAATAATGTATACCATCTACTACTTTAATTTTCTTGTACGGTATTTCTTGCCAGCCATATTTACTAAATTGTAAATCACTAATTTTTAGTGTTCCGTCAAGTTCAGGATTATCATCTACGAACCTATCAATCCTATCTTCATGATTACCATGTAACATAATCTTTCTAGCTTTATGTTTACCTAGACCTTTATTAAATAAAGATAATGCTTCATGTGAATGATCCATATCTTTTTGATACCTTCTACCTTCAAAAGATTTTTTACCTCTATCATATGTAGATAGAGAATCCATACTACAAAAATCACCCATACATATTATGTGTGATACTTTAAAATCTGCAGCTAATCTACCTGCCCACAGAAATCTTTCATTGCTTGCTTTAGGTGTACAATGAGGGTCACCTATAACTAAGTGCGTTGCCATTAGTTTAACTCCTTATCTCGTTTCATTTTTAAAAACTCAAGAAAATCTATAACATTAGATTCATCATCAAATTCTGCAACAGAACTAATACTAAGATCCTTATCATTTTTATGTTTATCATCAGCAAAACCTCTTAAACCCCATAGAAACGTAGAATGGGGGTCAGAAGTTGCCATTTTTATCATGCCTCTAGCTATAGTAGAACATAATTCATATTCTTCTGTAGTCATTTTAGATTTACTATCCATAATAATACCACAGTGAAAACCTTTTTGCCAAGGACTAACTATTACTTTAACTGAATTTATATAGTTTATTTTTGTTTTTTTATCCATGCCAATACCTATCATAATTTTCTTTAGTATACTCTACTACTTTGTAGTCAAAACCTCTTTTCATACTTTTTTTAGCAAACTCATCTGCATTTTTTTCTATACTAAATATTTCATTACTAAACATTTTATACCTTTTATCATTTTTATTTTTAAATATTACAAAATATAATATCATATAGAGTTGGTGGAAAGTAGACCCCTCAAACTACTTGCCACCAGCCTCCATAGTCTCATCCTTTTTAGGATTATTGACTTCAGTGTACCAAACCCATTTAGGGTTTTTACCTTTCGATTGCTGTTGCGGTAACAACTGCAATTTATCTCTTCCCCAACAAGGAAGTTTATATGGGCAGTAAGAACATACAAAACCCAAAACTCTATTACCAGTAGGTTTAGTCCTAAATGTTTCTGCAATATCTGTATAACATCTCTTAAACTCTACATTATTTTTAATAGCTTTAACATTATCTTTTGCAATCTTTAAAGCATTTTTTTTATGTTCATCTATAGATGCTGGTGTCTCACATACAGCCCATTCACCTGTAGATTTATTTATAGCTATCCAACCACCAAATTTTTTATTTTGACTTTCTGCATATAAAAAACCTTGTGACGCATAACCAAAGGAATCATCTTTAATAACTTCGTTAAACCCACCTGCCTCACCAAACTTTTTTTCAAAGGAATATGGTGATGCACTTTTAATATCCCAAATCTTTTCATCAATTTCAACATCTTGTCTACCCTCAATTATATTATTATTAAATTTATATGTAACTTTTTTCTGTTCATTTTTAATATCTATTCCTGATGATTTCATAATAAACAATGCTAGTGCCTCTATTAAATCTCCAAAAGTATTTCTTACTTTTGTATTATATGGTTGACCTTCTCCTTTTATTCCTTTAGCCTCCATTTGTAATTGACACAATGGTCTACCAACATTAGACATTCTTAACTCAAACTTATCTCTTCTTTCTTCCTCAAACTGTCTTAGTAAGGCGTTTTTACACGCCTCACCAAACTCCTGTACAAGCCGTTTGTCTAACTTTACAGGTTCTTTAGACACCTTATCTAAGTATTTTTGAACTCTTAATAAAATATTATTCATTAAGTAGATAATACTTTTTCAGGTTCATCAACAACATCCTCAACTATCTCAGCATCTATTTTATCAGATCCATTAGGTTTTTTAACCTTGGCATTATTATATGCTTGAACAACTTCTGCATTTTCTGTATCAATAGACTCTTGAAAAACTTTTAATGTTTCCATGTCCGTATCAGATAATTGTAAATTGGCATCTGCATTTACTCCTATCTCAGGCACATAAAAAACATTACCACCGTTCTTTTGTCTTTTAGTATTAATAGAAAAAGTACAATTGAACATAAGTTTTTTTCTTTTTTTTAGTTGATCTAGTGCAGCACTTACTGGAGAAAATCCAGTTCCTGTAACTCTATACAAAACAGGTAAGTTTTCTAAAGTATGCTTTGCACCTTGAGCAGTTTTACCATCTTTAAACGATAATAAGCCATATACTAACTTATAACACCTAATAGTTCTTTGCTGCTCTAATTGTTCAGGTGTAAGTCTTGACCTTTCTTTAAAAGGTATCTTACCACATTTAGTACCACCTAGTATATCTATAGCCTCTTCTTTCCAGCTTTTAAATATAATAGATCTATTAACATACTCACCTTTGACAGCATCATAATGCATGTATTGCATGGCACTAATAAATGGTCTTAATGTAACTGGCTTTCCAAATACATTTTGACCTACATTAGAATCATACGCATAAAAATGACCCACTGGTAATTGATTACCATCATCATCTTCAGGTGTTCTATTTATGGCTAGTCTAGGTATATTTGTACCTGTACTAGAACCATCATCTTGCCCAATGGCTTGCATTATTTGCTCATCAGACATACCTTTTATATTAACTAAATTATTATCAGACATTTTGTCCTCCTTTTAAATTTAATGTATACCATATTTTTAATAAAAACACAATGATCATTTTGTCACATTATAAATTATTCTAATTATTGTATATAAAACATATACAATAGACATAACAAATAATATACTATCTAACATAATCTAGTCTCTCCATCTATAATTTTAACTTCTAACCCATCAGCTTTTGCAAAGTATTCCCATTCTGATAAATACTCATGACCTTTTTCTATGTACAAAGTAGTTGGGTCTATAATGCATTGATCTTTTAATGCTGTGTATTCAAGATAAGCAGAATATTGATCATCAGCATAATCATCTAAAGTTTCTAATGCCTCAAACATTTTCATTTAACCTCCTCCATGTTTAACCAATTGTATCCTATTTTAAGTTCTGTGTCTAGCGGCACATTGAACTCTATTTTGTAATAATTTTTTAAAGCAGGTATTACATCTGCTGTGCCCTGTTTAAATATATTACTCATCACATCTTCTTCTCCAGGATAAACATCAGCCACTATAGAATCGTGAACTGTATTTACAAGTAAACTTTTTACTCCTTTTTCTTTCATAAGTTTGTATATATTTATACAAGCTATAGGTACAATATCTGCTGTTGCAAAACCTTGTACAGGATAATTTTTTATTTGTGTCCCATATGTAGAACCACCCCAAGGTGTTCTTTCCGCATATGGAAAAGAATATTCTCTACCAGTAGGTAACTTAACTCTTTTAAACCTTATAGCCTCACTTTGCAAATGATCATGCCAAGTTTTTATATCTTTATATTTTTCTAAAAATTTAGTATAATATCTTTTTTCATCTTCTGTTCCAGTTACACCACCATACAAAGGTTTAAATGTATGTGCCTTTGCATCTTGCCTTGATACACCTATAATGTCTGCAGTGTACTGGTGAACATCTATTTTATTTTTTATATCTTCCATACCTTGTTTATCTTGTGCAAGAAACACAGCAGTTCTAAATTCTAATTGTGCAAAGTCTATCTCTAATATTTTACCATATTTAAATCTAGATGTAACCACTTTTCTAATAGGAAAAGTTTTACCTCTTGGTTGATTTTGAAAGTTTGGATCTCTACTTGATAGTCTACCAGTTGCAGTTATCGCTTGCATAAACTTAGGATGTAAAAAACCTTTTTCGTTTGTAAAATTTTTTAATCCTTCTACAAAGGTGTTTAAGTATGTATCAACTGCATTATGTCTAACAATAGAATCTATAAAATCTTTAAACTCTCCTTCTGCCTCTGATGCTATTTTGTTTAAAGTTATTCTATCAGTTCTAAATCCTGATTCAGCTACATCATAAACACTTCTAGGTCTTTGCCTAAATCCTGCTATCTTTGCCATAGGTGTATACATATAGCCATCACCATCACAATCAGAACACTTTGTATAATTTTTATATGGGCTACCATCTTTTTTTATTTTTTTAATTACACCTTTACCCTTACAAGGTAGGCATTGTTCTGCCACTGTTCTGTGTATGGTTTCTGTATTATCTGCAACTAAAGTTCTAAACTGTTGTCTAGAATATTGGGGTCTTCTTTTATTTTTTCCAGTGCTTTTATCTATACCTACATTAAATATTTTAGCCCATTGTTTTTTATCTTTTGGTTTCATAGAATATATTAACCAAGACAACTGTTCAGGACTTGATAAATTTATTTTTGTATCACCCATTTGTTTGTACACAATTTTATCTATTTTTTGTTTTAAATATGCAAACTCTGCTCTATACTCTTTTTCTACATTATGCAAATCTTCTAAATTTATATTAATACCATTACGTTCCATATCAGTTAATACAACTAAAAATTCATTCATCATTTTAATGGTCATCAATAAACCCTTATTTTTAGCCATTTTTAGATCATTCATCTGAGAATCAAATAACTTTTTAGTTATCTGTACATCTATCTTACCGTACTCTTCAACAACATCTGCAGGTATGTTTTCAAATGATACACCCCTATCCATCCACTCTTTGATTGCACTATCTTTTGAACCTATTTTTCTTCTACGACAACACATTTCTAATGTTAAACTTTTTCTTATGCCACGATTAAGAATATATTCACCTAACATAGTATCATAAACTCTACCACTATATTTAAATCCTGATTCTAATAACCACATTAAATCAAATTTAATATTGTGTCCAACTAATAAAGTTGTCATATCTAGATACTTCTGTATCTTATGAAAACAACCCTTATCTATCCTCTCACTGTGATTAGTAAAAAAATATTCTAATTTTTCTTGTGATCCAAATCTAGTATGAGTTGGAACATCTGCATGTAATCCTACACTAACTAATATATTATCAGGATGAAAAGGTGATGGATCATAACCACCATTGTCAGTTTTTTGCCACGATGTTTCTACGTCTACTGTTGTTATCATTTATATCTCCTAAATATTAATCTCCAAATCCAAGATCTTGTTATACTAACAAATGTAAATATTAAAGCTATATTAATACTATCTATTATTGTTGGGTACAATTTAAATAAAGGAAAAATAAAAATTTGTATTAAAATAGCTAATATGAATCCTGAACCCACATCAATAAAACTTTCAATTAAACTCCGCACATACCCTCACATTCGTTATTAAATAAATCTAATTGATCATCTCTTTTTTTATTTTTAAAATCTACTTGGTCTAATGGTTTTAAACTTTTATGAGTAAAAATCTCTACATTTTCATCTTTATTTATTTTTCTAATTTTTTTATCAAATTCTACTGCATCTTTAAATTCTTCAGGATTATTTTTTTTCATGTTAGCCCATCCAGAATCATCTCTGTAAGGGCAGCATATGCAAGCAGACTTAACTGGTAATTTTATATTTTGTTTTTTCATATAAATTAAACAATCATTTCTAGATAAATTAGAATCTATTAAAGGGTGTTTATTTAAAATGTATTTATCTCTTGCTGGTTTCATTCTTTGTATTTCATCTGTAGATATACCTATCCATTGCTCAACATATTTATCTTTAGGGAAATGTTTTTTATAACCAATATTGCATAGCTGTCTTATCTTTTTTCTTATAGGCTGTATTTTATAATCATTAGTACACTGCCTCATAGTCATACCTTTTTTACCTGTTAAATTATTTTTTGTAAAGAATGGTGCAACTACAAATTTATTTCCAGTTGCTGCTTTTAGTGTATCTTCTTTTATATTACCTTTTGATACAACATAAATTGGATATGGTAAAATTGATTTTAAATAATTTAAGTATGTGTAAATACCTTTAGGCTCATACCCTGTATCTGCAAAAATAGCACAATCAACTGGTGGTAAATCACCCCTAGCTGACATAACTGCCATAGCTGAACTTTGCACACCTGCACCTAAACTTAAAACTGTTAAAATTTTTTTTCTATTAATCATAAGTTCCTTTCTACTTCTTTCCATCAGATGGTTGAACACCTAACTCTAATAGTATCTTCCAAGAAGATCTATGTTGAAATCCACAGCTATCAAATATATGACAAGCATGTTCTGCACTTTCTGCATTAACATAAAGTGTTACATCTGTAGCTATATTATGAAATAGATAAACTGATTTACCATTTCGTCTTTGTTTTTTCTTATACTTCATATCTACTTATACTCCTTCTAATTGTACAAACAGGTTCTCCATGATACCCATTTATTTTATTTTTACTAACACATAATGTTCTTATTTTATTTTCTGCATCTGTATTAGAGTTCCTACCTATACCAATAATTAAATCAGCCTCTGCAGCTTTACCTGTTTTAGAGTTTTCCATTTGGTCAAATGAAATACTATTTCTATTGTGTGCATCAGCAGATGCTTGAGATATTGCAATTACTGCACACTCTCTTCTTTTAGCTATCTCTCTAACATTAGTATAAATTTGTCTTAACTTTTCATCTGTTCTAGCATAAGTACCTTTTACATTTATTTTGTCTAACTGATCTATAACTATTATATCAGGTTTATTTTTTTCACAATGTGCATCTATATCTTCAATAGACCAATCAACTGTATCAAACATTTTTATATTATCTTTTATTTCATTCCATACATTTTGTGCGGTATTTTTTTCTAATAATATTTCTTCTCTTGTCATGCCAGTATACGCAGATATTGCTCTTATCTGTGTTCTTATAGCAGGTTCTTCATTTATAAATGCATGAACCTTTGCACCTTGTTCTGCAAATCCTTCAGGTCCAGCACATAGACTAACCCAAAATGCAGTTTTACCTGTTTCAGGTCTTGCAAAAGCAATCATTAAATTACCACCACCAATACCGCCTACATTCTCTTTTAATACAGGTATGTTAAATTTCCATTTAGTAGTGACATCAAGTAAACTAATAACTTCATCTATGTTAGATGTTATAGCAGGCTCTTTTTCTTCATCAATATTAGTTTTGTGTTTCTCTATCATACCTGTTATTTCTGTAAAATTAGCATCTTTACCATTAAATATTTCTGTAGCCTCTACGGCTATTCTTTGTGCTAAGTCTCTATCAGATAATATTTTTAAAATATCTTTTGCTATTTCTTTACTAGGCTCTTGTATTTCTTTTATATCTTCTACTAATTCACTAAACTTTTCTTTTGCAGCACGAGTTAACGCAGGATTAAATATTGCAGTATGTAAAGAATATAACTCGTCAACTTTTATATCATCTTCATATTTTTCGTGTGCTTTTTGTATTGTTTCGTATAAAGAACTTACATCTCCAGCAAATACAGTTGGAGATAATATACCTTTGTGTTGTGTATAAAATTTTTTATTAAGCATTAGCCTAATCATTTGCTTTTCTATCATCTAACTCCTTTAATAAAATTTGATCTATTGTTTCTGCTATTGATTGGTCTCTTTGAGTCCAGTTATTTTTATTAGCCTCCCAAAGATCATACTTCCATTCATTCCACTTAGCTAACATTTCTTTTTTCATCTTTTCATCCATAGAAAATACTCCTTATTTCATCTGTTTTATAATATTTAAGATCGTCTTCTATAGGTTTTACTATTACATTTTCAAATCCTGATGATCTTAAATTATTTGCCATGTCATATGATTTTGCAGTTGCATCTCTGTCTAAACATATATATAAATTTTTATATGGTTTGATATGATTTAAGTGTGTATCTTTTAATTTAGTACCCATTATAGCAATACCTGTTAGTATATTAGATACTGCACAAGCTGATGGACAATCTTCTACTATCACTGCGTCATCACATATGCCGCATTTAAATGGTACATCTTTATTACCATACATAAACCATTTTGGAAAATCATTTTTATTTAATGTTCTACCTACTGCACCTACAATTTTATGAGTGTCTCTATTCTTAATTAAAAACACAACTCTATTTTGTTTTACATCATATTTAAAATCTGCTCTCCCCCAAGACCAAGACTCCCAGCAATTATTATTATTTAACCAATGCATAGCTTTATCATTAGAGTAAATGGATTGAAAACTATCGGGTAGTTCAAAATCTTTATCCTCTATGTGTAAATCTTTATTACCATGAAAAACTTTTTGAACATAATCCATATTTTTTTCTCCTTCTTTTTTTCCTTTGGCTTTACAGGTTGCGTGAAAACAATACCAACCTATTTTATTTTCAGTAGTGTCTATTGATAATGTATTTTTATTATTACAAAATGGACAATCCATTCTTGTCTGTATATCTTTTTGTAGTGATAGTCCTTGTATTACTTGTAGTTGTTGTGCGTAATTCAATCTTTTAATTCCTCATATGTCATATTGTATTTATCTTCACCTTTTGGTGTTTTATGTTGTAGAAAATCATTGCGTTCAATTTTCATTAAATTAAATTCAAGATAATCTGCTGTCTTATTTTCTATCTGTTCTATTGTTGGTTCTACTTCAAAGGGAATAATAGCATTAGCCTCTATTCCGTATCCTGTTACTCGTACTTTGTATCTTTTCATCATTATTTTCCTTATCATAATTTTTTTTATTTGTCAAATCATATTCATGATTAGCTTCTTTAAGAGTCATATGTCGCAGTTTGTATCCCTTGTCTTTCAACTCTTTTATTTTTTTTGGACTCCAATAATACATTTTCCTCCTGTCTGTATTTAGTATACCAAGAAGTATCTCTACCTTCTTTTTTACACCAATCATAATGATGTTCCATTATTATTCTTTTACCATCGCCATAACTCATAGTCTACCTTTTCTTTCTTTTCTTGTTATGTATGGTAACTTTACAACTTTATCGCAATCATTTTTTTTCTTACTTGTCCAAGTTATAACTACATGATCGTCATGATCATTAGGTTTACCACCATATTTTATTATTGCTTTTTTTAAACTTCTAGCTTCAATAATCTTTTTATCTCCACCAGTTCTTATAAATGTATACTCTCTCATCTACTCACTCCGTTTGTTAATATTTGTTTTACTATTGTTGTCCAAGGATTTATATTATTCTTAGTTGCAGTGCAAGATGTAAGAAATAATAATATAATTATTATTCTAATCATTTCTTTCTAACACTCCAACACATTTATCTTTACCGTTTGGAAATCCTGTTAATTCATCTAGCATTTTATGATTATCATAACCTAATTTAATGCATGCATCTTGAATATCATCAAAAGTAAATAACATATTTTTAGTTATCTGCATCATTCCTGGTCTTGTTTCTTTTGGTATTATTTTCATATTATCCCTCCTGCTTGCTCGTATCATCTTCTATCTTTTCAATTTTAGCTCGTATTATTTTTCTTGTATTATTTTTAAAACAATTTTTGATACAAGCATATTTTAAATCTTCTTGTAAATCTTTTACAAAAGACTCAGACGCAGTTATATCAAATGTCATATGCAATCTTATTTTTTTATTCATTAGTGCTCCTTATAGCTTACTTGTTTAATTGAACGACTCCAACAGGCACGGCAACTACCGCACTCACCATTCTGTTTTGGTGCAGGACATTCCCTACCTACTGCAGATTTATCTTTGTGTACACCCGATGTCCACTTCCAAAAATTAGGTGGTGGACTATCTACTTTAATTGCTGATACACGCAAACATAAATTCTTTGGTACATCTTCTTCTTTGATGTCTTTTATAAATTGATATTCTCTTGTAGCTAACCAATGCTTTATCTGTGGTGTATGCTCACACACCTCAAATATTTTCATTAAGTGGGAAAAAGATTGTATGTCTCCTGCATCAAACCACCTATGATATCTCTTTGATTTATCTAGGTTTTTGTATTTTATGGTCAGTAACATTGACATATAATCTACCCACTCATTTAGTTCTATTGCTTTTCTTCTAACTTCGTGTGCATCAAATACATTTCTAAATACATACCTACCCTTTAATGCATAGCAAGAATGACATATAGTGCCTTTTATTTTTGCCAACTTACTACCAGTCTTACAATGCTTTGCAGATATACCCCAACCAAATGCGGGCATTTTACTAGGGTTTGATAGTGTGCCTATCTTTTTTTCTATATCTTTAACTTTCATTTTTTCTCCCATCTTTATGTGGAAAATTTTTAAGATAATCTTTATCCCAAAAATGAACCACTATTCTACCATTTCTTTTATGAAATATATCATAATCAGTATCTATGTTAAAATTTTCTTTAAGTCTTTTTTCAACTTCAATATACTCTATTGGTCTATTTATTTTCATATTTTTAACTCTAATCTTCTTATTGCAAATCTTAATTCAGTTTGATTTATCTGTCCAGTCTTATACTTTTCAGATAACTTGTCATATAATTTAACAATATGATCTTGTGTTGTACCTAAATGATCACATATTATTTCACATGCTTTAGTTCTAAACCAGTTCCTTGATTGTTGTATCTCAGCCATACTAAGATTAGTAGACTTACTTAATTCAAATGCATCTTCCATTGTCTGTTGAATGATAGCAATTAATACTTTTTCTTCAGGTGTTCTGTCTCTTACTTGTTTTATTGCTTTGTCCATTTAATCCTTTTGTTGATTTGTGTAGTCCACAAGTTGCACAGTAATATTTTTTTTCAATAACTATAACTGCTTTTGATTTACAATCATAGCATATTTTAATTGATGTGTCAATTTGTATACTGTATTTTTCCATAAAAATATGTTATAGTATCCTGTCGTTGCAGGGGGGTTAGTATATAGTATATCTATTTATCCCAATCTCTCTTGCCCTTTAGGTGTTCCATGAGTTCTTTTCGTTTCTTCTCTTGTTCTACTTTGTTAATAATAAAATATCCAATGATTGCCCCAACTAGTAGGGCAACCATATTAAATAGGAACATACCTAATCCGTGATAGAATGTCATTATATACTTCTACCTAGATTAGCTAATGCTTTATGATAATAGAATATAAAGTGATTACTATTTATATATCTTCTAATTTCAAAGTCTCTAGCCTCCTGACTTTGTATAGTATCACGCTTACTATCAACTATCTTGTACTCTTCTTCATTCTTCTTACCAATTTTAATTGCTCTTTTATTGTGAGAACTATAATTAGTAAGTGCATTGTAGACATCATACAAAGTAGATTTACTCATATCTGTTTCTAATACTTCTTTTAATAAATTGTATTTACTATCAGAACCATTAGAAAATGTTTTAAATATACTTTCAACATCTCCGCTAGTAAGTTTTAAACTACTATATACCTCAAAAGTATCTTGCATCTTTTCAAATGTAGTACCCATATGTTGCAATTTAAAAAAAGAGTCATCAACATCAAAGTGTGTTGTATGTTTCTTAACTGTCTCCCCTAAACTTTCAAAAGACTTCATTCCATTTTGACAAACTAATCTAAGAAACATTGCTCTTATCTGATATACAATAGATGCATCATAACTAGATACAACTTCAATACCAAATTTTAGTTTATCTTTTGAGTCTCTAGACATTGCGTATGGACTAAACTTACTACCATCATTAAATAATATTCTTAATCTAAGATAGTTTAAGTCAGGGTGTACATTAAACTGTATAGAAGTATCATGTAATCCAATACCATATTTTTCTAATGCATCAGATAATCCATTAAGTATCTTAGCATAAGGCACAAGTTGATATGTAGCACCATGTAAGTGTACAGCTTTATTATTTTCTGTGTCTAATACAGCGTACACTGGTTTTGTTAGTTTATGAAAGTCAGAACCTATATGCTCAATCTCATCTAAAGTAACATGAGTCATTGCTCTTTTATATAGGTCAGGACTATTCTCTTTTAATGTCTCTATTAATGTAGACATATTTATCCTCCGTTGTTGGTTGGTTTAGTTTGTCCTGCACAACCCTGCAGGACTTGGGGAAAGTTTTGATTTTTTGAAGAGCAGTAAACTTACAACAAGGCTCTGTTATTTTATAGCACAAATAGATTTGAAAGTCAAATTATTTCTGCTCAAAGTCTTCAAACTTTTTATCGTGAAGATCTTTTAATAACTTTCTTGTAAGTGGTGGGAATGTAACTTGGTAGACATCTTGTTTGTCTAAGTAGTTGAATTTCATAGCTTTTTTACCTATCAGTAAATACTTTAGTCTATGGTTCATAGGTACATTTCTAAACTTATAACCCTCTTTAATATCTAAGTCAGTGACTAGCATATTTTTATCAGGTGTAGTAGTTCTCTTCTTACCTTTTTTATAAAGTCTTTTACCAGTAGTTCCATCAACTTGAAACTTCCTATCTTTAGTATCAAACTTCATTATTCTTTTTTCACCAACTACTTCCATTCTTTTTGGTTTCTTATAAAAAAAAGCACGACCTCTTTGTGCTTTGTATTTTGTTATCTCATCATCAACAAATAAATGTAATTCATCTTGATGAAGTATAACTGTATTTACATTAGTTAACATATTGCTCCTTATATTTTATTGATTTAATTAATCACCCCCCTATTATCAACAGCTTTGCCTAAATAGGGGAGCTAAAGTGGGGTAGTGACCGATAGTCAAGCTGTATACCCATGACAGTAAGTACTACCCCTAGTTGATTGTTATCGTATAGCCGTTCATTATTCTGACACTTATAATACGCTTTCTTTTTTTAGCACTAACAACAGGTTTCAGAGTAGGGCATCTTAAGATTTATTACAATAGTAACAAGACCTACTCCCCTTGATTGCTTTGGTTAGGTTAATCCCTGCTACTAACAAAAAAGGATAGCCAACTCTCGCTGACTACCCTTTAGTTATAACATACTAGATTGCGTATGTCAATTAGTTACCCTCTTGGTTTTCTTTCATATTATTTGGATTACTAGGTAATGATATTGTCATTCCGTGTTTAATCCAATCTTCTGAATCACTATTCCAATAAGTCCAACACTCTTTAAGTTTTCTCAAAGCGTGTTGTTGTTCTTGGGTGGTTTCTTTTTGTGTCCTTATAAGATACAAAAGTTTTACCAACCAATCTTCTGTGGAAGTTTTCCATTTAAGATTCCAAGTGGTATCTATTTGTGGTTTATTATCCAACATATATGTTCTCCTTGTTGAGAACTATAATATATTACAATTATTTTTCTGAGTCAAATGCTTTTAACATTTCATGTAGGATTGTATCTATTTCATTTAAATCACGATACACTTCAGTATTATTGAGATACTTTATTTTTTTACTCGTAAGTATTTTAGATACTCTAGCTGTTTTTAATTCTAGTTGTTTAGCTTTTCTTTTATTCATATAAAAAAGGCTAGGCGATTACTCGCCTAACCAATGTGGCTTAAACCCGTAACTTGTTATTATATAAGCCCTTTTATTAAGTTTGGTTATACTTAATTTAACAGGTAATTACTATTTGGGGTAGCCTCTTGACTAGCAAGGCGGACATAAAATGTCCTGTGCATCCCATATTTAATATATATTAAAAAAACCCCCATGTCAAATTAATGACATGAGGGCTAACCTTAGAGGGAACTAAGTCTTTAAAGTTTTAATTAGTATTTCAACTTTATGGTCTAATAAATGATTATGATGACTAGCTTTTAATTCTTCTAAACTATAACTTTTTGATGCCGCTAGTGGTATTTTATCATCATTATTTTTTTGTTTGTGTATTTTTGCTTTGTTACTAGCCCTTACAAAATCTAGGGCATTTTGGTCGTTAGGGTTTGGCATAGTATCCTCTTTCCATTAGATATTTATAAGCAGATTTTTTTGTGCGTGGTAAATCAGGAAACCATTTTTTTAGTACATTGATTATGCTACCACGATACATTCGTAATCCCATTCTGCTAGTTGCTTCTGTTTCTAAAGCAATCAAAGCAATATTCTTACGAAAATTATCTCGCTGCTCATCATTATTAAAAGTAATCATTGTCATAATTAACTCCTTCGTTATGTTTATATAGTATAAAAAAAAAGGGGTTGTGTCAAATTAACACAACCCCTATTAGTGGGGAGTCTAGCAGATTAAGACAGTCATCATGATACAAGTTAAAGCTGGTTGTCCATGTTTAAGCAGCACACCGCACCAAGTATCAATATGTTAGTCCCCCACATATTTAAGCAACAAAACTGATTAATAATCCAAGCATTAACCACACCGTTGCTACATACATCATACTCTTCATAACTATCCTTTTGTTTAATTAATACATAGATTATAAAAAAAGTATTTTTATGTCAAGCTATATCAAAGTGCCGCCCGCCTCCGACAAAGTAAATACGGTAATATTAATCAAAAAAAATAGTAATAGTTATAAGCACAATTCCGCTTAATAATATTACTTTTAGTGCAATAGGTGCATTTATAAATATTTCAATCATTTTTTTATTTTTAAAAATCTTAATAATTTGCATATTTTACAATCGCAAAGCCAATCGTATCTATAGTAAAATAAATTATTATAATATAAAAAGTCTTTTAATTTTTTAATCATGTTTATATTTTAAGTCCTTTTGCTTTTGTTTATTGAATGAGATTGTAAGTTTTTTATTTAATGTATCTTTAACAGCTTTTTTTTTAGATTGTTCTTCAGCTATAAAAAAGATTATAAAAAATAAAATTGTTACAATCATTAAAATTAAATATATAGTTGAAATCATATATTTAATTTAATTAGTTCAACCATTAAAAAGCCCCATGTTAAAATATTAAATATTAACAATGTGCTTAATAATTTATTATTTAGTAATAATTTAATCATATTATTAATATACAACTTATAAGAGTGTGTGTCAAATATGCAACACCTATGACATAAATGCCACAATTCAATCAAGGGTTGATGTTCTATAAATGTTCTAATTAGTGGGGGATGCGACAACTTGCCATAGGGGTATAAAAAAGTTAGATAAATCAATACTTATTTAAAAATGCAGATATCTGCTTAAAAATAAATTTAATTAAAATTATTTTTCTAAATGATTTGAAACTAAAAAAGATTAGATGTATAAGATTTATAGTTATTAAGTTTTTTTAAATTTAATCAATTGATGGGACTATTTAAAAAAAATAACTTAGCTATTAAAAATCGTAAATAAATTTAAGTTGTTGTTAGTTTTAACAATAAGGATACGTTATGACGCTAACAAACAATGAAAAAATGCAAACTAATGTTAGTAAAATTATTGATACAATTAATAATATTACTAAAGGAATAAATACAAATTCTAATCAGAGGCTTGAATTATTAATATCAATTCAAGACGCTGTTAAAAATGAGTATTTTAATTTGCGATATGATATGAACCATAAAAAAATAAGCAAAAACGATTATAAGCCTGATTATAAATTGCTTAGCAATATTACAGTTACAACAGATGTGATAAAATATTGTAGAAATGATTTTCAAGAAAATTATTTAAAGGCAACTTGGCAATCGGCAAATAGTGAAGATAAAGCTAAAATACAAGCGTTACGAGACAGTTTTAACGCTTACATTCCAATTTATCTTTATGAGAAAAAAAATAATAAGACAGAAACTTTATTTAAAAAGAATAAGTCTTATTTTGCGGGGGCTAATAATTCCTTAGTAAGGGTTAAGGGTGAATATGTTTTTAAAAATTTTAAAACACTTAATCCAACTAATGAAGATAGTAAGTCTTTAAATTTTTCTCAGCTTGATAGAGTTGGTAAAGGTTACTTAAAAGGTGATGGTGATACTGAAAACACAAAAACAAATCCTTTTAATTTAAAACTAAAATCAATTACATCAGCAATTATAAAAGATTATAGAGACGGAGAAGACAATGGAACATCCGTTGATTTTTTTACTATTGGTGACGGTAATACTGAGGCTTTAATTAGTAAATTAACTGTAGCTTGTAACAGTTGGTTAAGTGAATTAAGAAAACATAGAGCAGCAGCAAATCCTGATACAGCTAAACAAAAAGAAATTAATAGCGTTAAAGAAGACTTAAAAAACGCTGTTAATAATAAAAGAAAAGTAAGTTAATAAATAAATAAACCACTAGCAACAACTTAAATTTTTTAAAAGGGTTAACAAAGTAATATTTGTTAGCCCTTTTTTTTTATCTAAATTAAACTTGTTATATTATAACGTAACACTTGGTTATTTATGTAGTTTCCAGGGTTTACATTAGTTACGAAATTTTACGATACCCTTAGTAATTCCAAGCGGTAACCACCAAGGCAACCCCAAAAAAATCTAAAGCAAATTAAATAACAACTAAGTAAATACTAAGGAAACCCCAAGGGGTAGGCAGGGTGCCACCCCCCTCTCCCATATAGTATATATAGCATTGCCAGAAAATACCCAGTGTCCCTGTAAACCACTATTGGGCTATATTTTAGGGTACAATATTCCGACAATATTCCCTGGAATACCCTAAGAGAGAATGTAAATTTACCCTGAGTATATGTGTATATGCCCCCTGGTGGGTTCCTATGAACATTATACACCCTATATTCAATTTTGTCTATTGACATACTGTCGCATTATGCATTATTTAAAAATAAAACTTGACAAAATTGATATTTATCCCTATAATAGAACTTATATATTATTCAAAGGACACACATACACGCACATTAAGAAAAACAACACGGGTCATCACGGATAATATATAAAATTATGCTAGATCTAGACATAAATAAAATAAAAAAACTTCCATTTAAAGAAATAATGGAAATAATTAATGCAAACCATGGATTCTACTATCATAAAACCTCAAAAAAGAAACTTAACAGATATGCAAGAAAAGTTTCTAGACGTATTGTTCGGAGAAGCAAGAGGAAACCCACGAGAAGCAGCCCGATTAGCTGGTTACTCGGAAAATAGTTATCCAAAGGTAATTAGAAATCTCAAAAAAGAGATAACAGAATTAGCGGAGACTCATTTATCTACACACTCTGCAAAAGCAGCTACTCGGTTAACAGACCTACTAGACGAAGACGGGACCACACCACACTCTAATATTCGTCTAGCAGCTGCTAACTCAGTATTAGACAGAGTTGGTATAACAAAAAAAGATCAACTAGATGTAAATATGAAAGCTCTACATGGTATATTTATATTACCACCAAAAGATAACCCCAAGGACAACAATGGCAGATAAAAACTATTCTAATATTCCACCTGAATTAAAAGAAAAATTAAAAAAAATTATAGAAGAAGATTTTACAGAAGAATCTTCTAAAAAAAAAATTAAAAAACGAGTAACAGATAAAGATTTATTTATAACTGATAAGCAGGCATCTGAAGGTAACCCTGGTGATAAAGAACTAGGTATAGTTGTTAAACCTATAAAGTAATGACTAAAAAAGATTCAGAAAGAAAAAAAGTATATTCTAATCAGCCTGCTTTAAATGGTGATAAAGGTAAATTTAATATAGGATTTTTTACTCCTGATGATAAATTAAAATTTAATCCTGATGAAAATGTAATTACAACTTTTAAAGAAATTAAATCAGAATTAGATCCTAATATAACATATCAAAAAAAATTAAATAAAGATACAAAACTTAATGTTGGAATATCATCTAAAGGAAAAGGTTTTATAAAAATTAAAAAAGTATTTTAGTGGAACCAATAAAAATAAATAAAGATGAAGATAGATAAAAATAATTTAGAATATTCTAACGAACATCCTAAAACTAAAAAATTATCTAAAAACCAATCTAAAAAATTAAAACTTTATGCAAGTAATGGGAAGGTAGGTGATAAATTTATGGAATATTATAACCATGATTTAGAAATGGGTTATAGTCCTAGTGCTGCTTTTGAAAGAGCAGAGATAAAGATAGAAGTAATGAAACCTAGCTATCCTGTTCCATTAAAATCAAGAAATTAAAAGATGGAACCAATAAAGATTAAGAGAAGAGCTAGGACAGTTCCATTTGGTTTTAAACAATCAGAAGATCCTAATTATTTAGAACCTATTAAAGAAGAATTAGATGCTCTTAAACAAGCAAGAGAATATTCAAAGACTTGTTCATTAAGAGAGACTGCACAATGGCTACATAGAAAAACAGGAAGATACATATCACATGTCGGACTTAGAAAAAGACTTGCAAGAAATAGCACCTCCGAAACCGAAGAAAGTAATTCAACAGAAAGCCAAGAAGTCAGTCAAACAGATTCTAGCTCGCACTCGTAAGAAAGTTGCAAAGGCAGAGCAAACTCTACGTTCTGCTAAGATGTCTGCAGAAAATACCAAAAAGAAACTGTTAACTATTAACAAAGCACTTGATGGTAAAGATACACAACTACTTACAGAGGACATAATAGATAGTGCTCCGAAAAATGTACAAGAGCATATTAACCAGCAAGAAGTAATCTTTAAACCTAATTCAGGTCCACAAACAGAATTTCTTGCAGCTTCTGAAAGAGAAGTATTTTATGGTGGTGCACGAGGTGGTGGTAAATCATATGCGATGCTAGTAGATCCACTTCGATATTGCTCTAATGCAAATCACAGAGCACTGTTAGTAAGGAGAACAATGCCTGAGTTAAGAGACTTAATACAAAAGTCTCAACTATTATACTCAAAGGCATTTCCAGGTGCAAAATGGAGAGAACAAGAAAAAGAGTGGCGATTCCCGTCAGGGGCAAAGATAGAGTTTGGTTACGCAGAGAACATGACAGACGCTTTGAGATACCAAGGTCAATC